GAAGTGGTCCCAGGACATCGCCGAGCCCCATCCATGTATCTCTCCCAACCAGCCAAGACCAGCCTGAACTAGCGGTAACTAGCCACGACCAGCCGAGATTAGAAACGATCGTTCCAGACTGTGACGGATCGTGGGCTGGCCTTGTGGGGGACATGGCTTCTGAATTGCTTTATGTGCAGCTCATGCCTTGGCAGATTCATGTACTTGAGCGGATGCTTGGATTCACCCATGCTCCAGACGGACAGGATGATCTTGTGCACAGATCGAGCCTTGTATCGGTGGCGCGTCAGAATGGCAAGACACTTTTGATTCAATGTTTAATTCTCTTCTGGATGATTGAGATGCCAAAGATTCGTGGCACGAAACAAACGATCCTTTCTACAGCTCACACTCTTTCTCTTGCCTGTTTGCTTTTTGATGAGGTCGCACCCATCCTTGAGGATCGTTACGGCGCGAAGATCATGAAGTCCTTTGGTCGGAACTCGGCAACAATGCCAGACGGAACGAAGTGGTATGTGCGCGCGGCGAACCCTTCAATCGGTCACGGTATGTCGGTAGACCTGATCTGTGCGGATGAGATCTTTGACATCTCCGAGATCACGATGGCTGGCCTTATCCCAACCCAGCGCGTCCGCCGGTCTCCTCTCTTGGCGATGTTCTCTACTGCTGGGACAGAGTCAAGTTCACTCTTCATTCGTCATCGAGAGAACGCGCTCCGCTTGATTGACACAAACAACCCTTCCAACTTTTATTTTGCGGAATGGTCGCCACCGCCAACGGTTGATCCAATGCAAGAAGCGTCTTGGTCGTGGGGCAACCCAGCACTCGGACACACTTTGACCGCTGACACTTTGCGCGCCGAATCACAGGATCCTGACCGCTCAAACTTCTTGCGCTCGTCGCTTAATATGTGGATCGCTTCAACCCAGTCTTGGATTCAGACTCACCTATGGCCTGACCTTGAGTACGACGGTCAGATTCCTACTGGCGGCGTGATCTCCGTTGAGGCATCAATGGACGAGTCGCGCTACTTTGCTACTAAGTCGGTTGCACTTGGTGACGGTCGTACTTGTGTCTCGGTTGCCTTTACTGCCGAAACCGCCAAAGAATTGTGGGCGCATGTTGCAGCTCACGCGGCGGATCCTTCGGTCAAGTTCATATTCTCGCCAACGATTGACGCACACTGCCCACCGATCTTTGAGCGTAGGCGCGTCGTCATGGGCTACAAAGAAATACTGCAATACACCCCCATCGTAAGAAATATGATTAGCGAAGGTCGGCTAGTTCACACTGGCGAAGCGATGCTTGCCGAGCATGTTTGTCGAGCGGTCATGGTCAGGACTCAAGGCTCGATCGCAGTGTCATCCCAAAAGTCAGCAGGCCCGATCGAGTTATGTCGGACGATGATCTGGGGAGCGGCGGCAGCTGCAAGACCGGGCAACTCTCAAAAGCCTTCAATGATATTGATAGCCAACTAGCATCTTCTTGGCACTCGTCCGCTTGCTTGCCTGTCGTCGGGATACCGCGCGCGACTGGGCGAGTGCCACCATGATCCGCTTCATATGTGGCACTATGTGATATGGCTATCTTCTCAAAATCCCGTGAACTCACTGCTGCTGTGGAGCCCTCTGTCAAAGCGGCGGTAGGTGCTTCGTCCTATTCGCCTTTGCGTTCGTTCGTATCTTGGCAAAACGGACAACGCAGAGCCCGTGCGATGACCCTCCCAGTGATCGTGCGCGGTCGCGACTTGATCTGTGACACGATCTCGGGAATGAAGTTGGAGATGTATCGCGAGATGTGGAACGGCGAAGAGATGGAAGAAGTTCCTCTTGCTCCGCGCGCATGGCTCGCACGAATTGATCAGTCCGTTCCAAACCAATTCATCATAAGTTGGACAATTGATGACCTCATCTTTGAAGGGCGTGCCTTTTGGATGATTGAGTCACGCACCGCAGACGGCTATCCTGCATCGTTCACTCGTCTACCTGCGGCAATGGTGCAGACATTAGATCAGCAAGGCGAAGTCTTCTTCGGCCCATCAAAGCAAGTTGTCTTCCAAGGCATCCAGTTAGATCCGCGTGATCTTGTGCAATTCATCTCACCAATGCAATCAATGAACTCGACTGGGGCGCGCGCTGTAGAGATCGCACTCCGCGTAGAAGAGTCACGGCTTCGAGCGTCCCAGTCGGTACTACCTTCGGGGTATCTGAAACAGACTGGCGGAGAGCCACTATCGGCTCAAGAGCTTTCGGACTTGGCAGCACAATTCAACCTTGCGCGCACCTCTGGCAATAACACTGCCGCGCTCAATGAGTTCCTTGAGTATGTGCCAACACAAGCGACACCTGACAAGATGCTGATGATTGAATCCGCAGATTATTCCGCGCGCGATCTTGGACGCATCCTTGGAGTCCCGTCCTACTTGCTGTCGGTCTCAATCGGTGCTTACTCATACCAGTCCAGCCAACAGTCACGAATTGACCTCTGGACATACGCTTGCAAAGCTCTTGCCGACTGCATCACCGAAACCTTGTCATCCGACAATGTGCTTCCACATGGAACCTATGTTTGCTTCGACACAGACGACTTCTTGGCCGAGGCATACATGGGCGGCGACATGCCAAACCCAATGAGCAACGAAACAGATATCCCCACATCATCCATGATGCAAAGTTAGGATTCCAGCATGATCAGACTTATTTCAGAATCTTTCACGATTGACGCCGCACAAGGCGAAACAGGACGCCGCACCATCTCGGGAATTGCTGTGAGATATAACACTCCAGCCCGAGTAAGTGATGGGTCAATGGTCGCATTCGCCCCCGGAGCCCTACCTGTGGACGGACGCGCACCAACGCTTCAGATGTATCACGACTCAAGCAAGGTGATCGGCACAGTTACCGAGCGCGTAGAAACACCTCAAGGAATGCTTTTTGTTGCCAAAGTATCTGACACAAATCTCGGAAACGAAGCTCTCATCTTGGCTTCGGACGGAGCCCTTCCAGAAGTATCAGTTGGCGTTGAGCCAATCAAATTCAGTTACGACAAAGAAGGCGTCATGATCGTCACTCAAGCATCTTGGAGCGAACTATCCCTCGTCGCTCGAGGAGCCTTTGACGCACCGATCCAGCAAGTCGCAGCATCCACACCAGAAGAAGAAGAAGTTACTACTATTCAAGAAGCACCTCAACAGGAGACAGAAACCATGAACGAAACAGTCGAAGCCCCAGCCGTAATCGAAGCATCAAAGGCAACTCAAACAATCTTCGCAACAGCGAAGCGTGAGTTCCACATGCCAACACCAGCCGAATACATCTCGGCTTTTGTAACTAACCCAGACAAGTTTGCAGAAATGCGCGCAGGCATTGAAGCAGCTGCACCAAATGTCATCACAACAGACATCCCCGGCGTACTTCCACTTCCAATCGTTCAACCTGTCTACAACAACTTCATCGGTCGTCGTCCAGTCATTGACGCAATCGGCGCAAAAGCAATGCCACAAGGCGGCAAAGTTTTCATCCGTCCAGAAGTAACGACACACACTTCAATCGGCGTACAGTCCACCGAGAACACCGCTCTTACTCAAGGAACTTTTGTTGTCACAGATAACCAAGTCACCAAGGGAACTTACGGCGGCTATGTAACTTTGTCGGAGCAGTCAATCGACTGGTCTACTCCAGAGATCATCTCACTTGTACTTGATGACATGGGCCGTATCTATGCAAACGCAACAGACAATGTCGCAGCAGACAACCTTGTTGCAGGCGCATCAGTAACATCAGCCTTCTCAGCTGCATCAGAAACCGATCCTTCCTACTGGCAAGCATGGGTATCGGCAGCCGCCACAACCATCTTGTCGGGCTCAAATGGCAACTTGCCAACCCACATGTTTGTATCGCCAGACTTCTGGGGAACTCTCATGGGCTTGAGCGACACAGCCGATCGTCCGTTGTTCCCAGCAGTGGGCCCTATGAACGCCTACGGAAACCTCATGCCGGGACAGCCAAACGGCATCGCCTTCGGTCTTCAAGTAGTTGTTGATCGCAACTTTGCAGCGAACACTCTGATCGTTGGAGACGCTTCGGGCTATGAGATCTTTGAGCAGCAAAAAGGCGCAATCTCAATCGATGTACCTTCGACCTTGTCTCGCACGATCGCTTTCCGCGGATACCTTGCGACCTTGATGATTGACCAGACCAAGTTCGTCAAAGCAGTTCGCGCTTAGACCCGAAAGGTAGGCCTTGATTATGGCCTCTTACACGGTCACACATAAACAGCTCACCGACAACTACGCGGTCTTACAACTTCTTACAGAAGCCGAGATTGAAGTTGGCGCGAGCGTTGTCATCACAAATGTCGATGCAACTTTTAACGGAACTTACATTGTCTACGCTCTACCGCAGTATGCCTTTATGGGCGTGGACGATGAAGGTGATCTTCTCTTTGATCCGCTTGTCACCATTCCGAATCAAGTGCTGTACGCAAAGACCGCTACTGATGTCGCTCGAACTGCCGCTTCTGGCACGCTGACACTTACCCAGACTTGCACTTGGGTCACTGCCGCAATGCTTGAGGACTGGCTTGGTATTGGTACAGCGACCGCAGCTGACGCCGCCTTCCTGACGATCTGTGCTTCGGCATGCAGTCAATTTGCTTGGCGTCGCAGAATGGAAGCAGGTTACATTGACTCGCTGACGACTGTGCCTTCTCAAGATGTCTTGCTCGGAACGCAAATGTACGGTGGAGCCTTGTATCGCCAGCGCGGATCGGTAGATCAATTTTCTTCCTTCCAATCAATGGGAGTTACACCTGTCTCGGGTCTCAACGGAATGATCCGCCAGTTGCTCGGGATTGATCGCCCACAGGTCGCCTAATGGCTGTACCTAACTACACGGATCTCTTCAACGAAGGCTTTGACGATCTTGTAGCAAAGCTCTCAACAGTGCAGGGTCTCCAAGTAAATAATGACCCACGCAATATCACGCCGCCAAGCGTCTTTGTCAATATCGACTCAATAGACGGCTACAACTACAATGTTGCCAAATTGAACTTTACCTTGCAAATCATTACGCTCGGCCCGGGCAACCTAGACGCCCAAAAAAGTTTGCTCAATATCCTTGCCCAGATCTACGCGCTCAATATCGGAGTGGTCTCTGGACGCCCAACAAACCTAGATATCGGTGGATCGACGCTTCCTGCTTATGAGCTGTCGGTCACGACTGTCGTGCAGACTGCCTAATCCACACTCTCGGCTTCATTATGTGTCAAACTAAAACCAACACTTCCAAGGAGTAACTCAAATGGCAACTTCCACAATTCTCTCAAATCCAAAAGTCACCGTCGCCACAGTCGATCTGTCGGGATGGTGCACAGCAGCAACTTTGACCCGGACTGTGACCGCTCTATCAGACACGGTATTTGGAAATACAGCAAACACTTTTACAGCTGGCCTCGAGGACAACGAATGTGCGCTTACCTTGTTTTTGAGTTACGAAGCATCAGCCACTTACGCCACACTCGCTCCATTGGTCGGCACAAAATTGACACTCATCGTCAAGCCAACAACCGCAGTCGATTCAGCAACCAACCCCGGCTTCACACTGACAAACACTTATCTCGCATCGTTGCCAGTGATCTCCGCATCGCTCGGCGAATTACAGTCAATTGACCTGACCTTTATGGGCGGCGTCTATTCGGCTGACACAACGAACCCATAAACCTCGGCCTTCCTTGGCCCGACGAAAGGAAACAAAATGAAAGTAAAAATCTCTGTCGATCTTGCTGACGGCAAAGGTGCTTCCGAATACTTGACAAATATGTTTGTCGTATGCGAATGGGAACGAATAGAAAACCGCAAAGTCTCAGACGGTCGAGGAATCGGCTATTCAGATCTTGCTTGCTGGGCTCACACTATTCTCACTCTTAAAGGCGAGAAGGTTCCTGCGACTTGGCGTGAATGGGTCAAACAAAATCCAGACATGGATATTCATGCGGTGGATGAAACAAACCCAAACCCTACTTTGGCGGAACCTACCGACGCCAGTTAGCAGAATTGCTAATTGCTGTCGGCTGGTGGCCGCCTGACATACCCTTTGACACTCGAGACTTACAGACCGTGATTAGCATCCTAGATAAGCAAAACAAAGGACGCTAATGGCTGAAGGATTGAACACAAAAGTTGAGATCTACGGACTTAAAGAAGCGATCAAACAACTGAACTCCATTGAGCCGGGCTTGCGTAACCAAATCGCAAAAGACTTCCGCAATGTCGCCAAACCTGTCATCAATGACGCGCTTGCTCTCATCCCCGGCACAGTTCCACTTTCTGGCATGGGGCGAAACTGGACTACCAAATCAGGCTTCAAAATGCTTCCTTGGGAAGCTGGACGGAAGCAAAAGATCTCCGCCAAAATCAATACAAAGAAGATCTCCGAGTTCCGCGGACAGATTCGCAATGTCGGCGTTTTCAATATCGTCTATTCGGGCTCGACTGGCACACTTTTTGACATGGCAGCCAACGGACGGCTCGGTGCAGCTCTTTCGGCGCGATACGGCAACCGATCAAGAGTAATGTGGAAAGCAATGGAAAAGAATAACGACACAGTCGAGTCAGAAATGCGGCGAATCGTTGAAAGCGTCATGGACAAAGTTGATCGGAATGTGATCTCGTAATGGCATCAGTAAACATCCCCATCATCTCGGAGTTTGACGCTAAGGGAACCCAGAAGGCGATCAAAGAGTTCCAGTCGCTTGAAGGAGCATCCGCCAAAGCACAGTTCGCAATTAAGAAAGCCGCTATCCCCGCCGCAGCTGCGATCACAGCGGTCGCTGGAGCCCTGACACTTGCCACCAAAGCAGCAGTCGAGGACGAAGCCGAACAAGCACAACTTGCGCTCACGATGCAGAATGTCACTGGAGCAACCGACGCACAAGTCGCCGCAGTAGAAAAGATGATCTCGTCGATGTCGCGTGCATCAGGTACGGCAGACAGTGAACTTCGTCCAGCGTTCGCCAGTTTGCTTCGAGGAACTAAAGATGTCGAGGAAGCCACCACAGCCCTAGCACTTGCCCAAGATATCGCTGTGGGCTCCAATAAGAGCCTCGGAGAAGTGTCTGACGCGCTGTCTAAGGCGTTCGGCGGCAATATGAAGGGTCTGCAAGCCTTATCACCAGAGATCAAGACAATGATTAAAGATGGGGCGTCCCTCGATGAAGTGATGAATGTGCTCGGCGGAACCTTCGGTGGAGCAGCCGCCACAGCCGCCAACACTGCCGCAGGCAAGTTCAAAATCCTCACAAACAGCCTTGCCGAAACAAAAGAATCAATCGGCGCAGCTTTACTGCCAGTAGTCGAGAAAGTTTTGCCAGTACTACAAAAGTTTGCTGACTGGGCACAAAACAATCCCAAAGCATTCCTCGCTATCGCAGGAGCAATCACAGCAATCTCCGTAGCGATCTTGGCTGTGAACTTTGCAATGAGTCTTAACCCATTCACCGCAATCGCCGCAGGAGTCGCCGCGCTTGTTGTCGGAATAATTTACGCCTATAACAAATTCGAGACATTCCGAACAATCGTGAACGGAGTACTCAACGGCCTCATTGGTGGCTTCGAGATTTTTGCAAACTCATGGATCAATACAATCAACCTCATCATCCGAGGAATGAACCTCATCAACCCATTCACCGACATTCCAAGCCTTCCAAACTTAAACTTGCCAAGCATTGGCGGTGGTGGTAGCAGTGCCGGCGGTACGGCATACACAGGAGATAAAAACCTCGGTGTAGCAATCCCAGCAATGACTTCAATCGCGACACCCACCATTGACACGCCCGCCGCACCTTTGGCTACTGGCGGCGGCGGCTCAAGCGCATTCGTACAGGCTCCACTCACGGGCGGACTCGGACTCGGCTCAATGGGCATCCAAGAACGAATTGCAAACCGCCAAGAAATAACAGTCAATGTGAACGGCGGACTTGCTTCAAGTGCTGACATTGGCACAGCGGTCGTGAACGCAATCAAGAGCTTTAATCGCACGAACGGCCCAGCAGATATTCTTGTGGTGCGCTAATGCCGGGCGTAGCAGTAGTCGGATCAGGTAACTACGACCTCGAGATCGACACTGGCTACCGTTGGGACGCTTTCACGCTCAATGATGACCTCAAGGGCGAACTCAATAACACCGAATACACTCTTGACGGAAGTTCCCAATACGCATCGGTGATGGATGGAACTATTGCGCTCATAGCGAAACGCGGACGCGAAAACACTGGAGACCAATTCGGCGTTGGCACAATGAACTTCACACTCAACGATACTTACGCCGACGGAGTATTCAACCCATTCGACACAACATCTCCCTACTACGACCCAAACAATAATCAGCCTGGACTTGCGCCACTTCGACAAGTCCGCTTTTCCCGATACAACTCACTAGGCGTCAAAAAATACTTGTGGGTCGGCTATATCGTAAACTTTGACTACACCTTTACACTTGGCGGACTGGACACGGTCAGCGTAAATTGTGCCGACTTCTCCTACCAGTTGGGACAGACCTTTCTTGCCGAATGGAATGTCACCGAAGAGCTCTCAAGCGTCAGATTCAACAGCATGCTCGATCTACCAGAAGTTTCCTACACAGGGACAAGGGACATCGCTACAGGGGTAGCAACCCTAGGTGGAGCAGCCGCTTGGACAGTCGCCAACGGCACATCGGTCGCCGCATACGCCAACAAAATCAACGAAGCCGAACAGGGCAGAATCTTTGTCAATCGTGAAGGCACAATCGTCTTTGATTCAAGAATCGGAACAACCCTCGGAAACCCTGTCGCCGAGTTCCACGATGACGGAACCGAAATCGGGTACAGCGCAATCGATATCTCTTTCCAAGCGGACACAGTAGTCAATCGTGCATCAATTCAGCACGCTGGAGCATCATCACCACAAGTAGCAGAAGACCTCGCATCTCAAGCGTTGTATCTGATCCAAACAAAATCAATTACCGACTCTCTTCTACACAACGACGCCGCAGCTCTCACACTTGCCGAATACCTCATCAACGCAAACCCAGAGCCACGCTTCAACTTCCTAGGCACAGAGTTCCCCGGCACACTTACCGCCGACCAAGACACACTTGCGCTCCTCGATGTAGGCGACCTCATCAACATCCAAAAATCAATCACAACTTCAGCAGGCCCAACCCAGTTTGCCCAAAACCTCACCATTGAAGGACTCGAGCACCGACTTACTTTGTCGGCTGGGCACGCAGTAACCTACTTTACTTCACCGACGACGATCGTCTATGAGCTGATCTTGAACGATCCGACCTATGGCACACTTAACGCAGAAAATGTCTTAGGATAGAAATATGACTACGCCTTTCCCATTCGTCGCTGGGGCTGTATTAACAGCGGCCCAACTGAACGCAATCACGACTCTTCCGATATCTGCCAAAACTGCTAACTACACGCTCGCGGTAGGTGATGTCGGTTATCGAATCCAGATGACCAATGCAGGATCTACAACGATCACAGTGAACACGGGCATTTTCTCCGCTGGCGACAGCGTATTTATCTACAACGCAGGTGCAGGCACTTGTACGATTACTGCTGGCACAGCAACAGTTACGACATCGGGATCTTTAGCATTGGCACAATATGGGGGTGGCACGCTTCTCTTCACTAGTGCTAGTGCTGCTACTTTTTTTAGCGGTGGCGGTGCTTCATACGGCACTGCAACAGGTGGCAGCTCATCGAGCATTACGGTCGGCGGTCAGGCTTACACGCTTTTAACTTTTACTGCTACAGGTACTTTGACAAACACCAAAGCAGGTTTATTTGACTTTGAGATTTATGGTGGTGGCGGTGGTGGTGGTGGCACAGTCTCAACTAATCGTGGTGGTGGTGGCGGTGGCGCAAGCAACCGAACATCAGGCACAATTTATTTATCGGCTAACCAGACAATCACTATTGGCGCAGGTGGCGCTGGTGGCGCAGCAGCAACCAAAGGCGCGTTAGGTGCTATTTCATCTATTGGCAGTTTGATTGGTAGCAGTGGCGGTGGTGGCGGTGTCGGCGAGCTTGGTTACACAAGTAACGGCGGTTGTGGTGGTGGTGGCGGTGACTCAACTGATGCAACAAGTCGATCATCAGGTAAAGCGGTTTCTATAAACGGTTTCGATGGTGGTACTGGTGCAAGCGGTTCAGCATCAGGCGGCGGCGCAGGTGGTGGCGGTGGTACTGGTGCAGTGGGCGCGGCAGGTTCAGGAACAACAGGTGGCGCTGGTGGCGCAGGCTACGACATAAACGCATTCACTGGTACAGGGTCACTATTTAAGTCTGGTGGCGGCGGCGGTGGCGGTAGCACTGGCGGCGCTGGTGGTTCATCCGTTGGCGGTGCAGGCGCATCAGGCGCGGGTACAGGTTCAGCAGCAGCAGCAAACACAGCTTCGGGCGGTGGCGGCGCTGGTACAAGTGCTAACACGGGCGGCGCAGGTGGTAGCGGAATTGTCTACATCAGGTTTAAGGTATAAACATGGCACACTTTGCACAAATAAATAACAACATTGTTGGACAAGTCATCGTGATCGCAAACGCCGAATGTGACAATTTGCCATTCCCAGATAGTGAGCCAGTAGGCCAAAAATATATTGCATCACTTGGCATTGAAGGCGAATGGTTGCAAACAAGTTACAACGGAAACTTTAGAGGCATTTACGCAGGCAATGGCTACAGCTTCGACCCAACGCTAGGCGAGTACGGCGAATTCATAGCACCGCCACCAAATGAAACGCCTAATCCTTAGCGTCATGCTTGCGTTTATCCTGACCGCTTGCGAAACAACACGAACTAATGCACCCTTAAAAGTACGCAACACCGCACTTACGCGCTGCTCAACCATTCAACAATGCGAAAGGGTCTCCAATGGCTAAGGAAAAAGCAGAAATAGAAATCCTGCACGCGCGCATGATCGTTTTTGTTGGTTGCACCATTGCAGTCACCTTTGCACTGACGGTCATTGGCTTTGTTTACGGTCTGCTTTTCGTCACCCAGCCTCTCGAGCAGTCACCAAACGACGCGCAATTCATAGATCTACTTTCAACGCTTACAGTCTTTATGACTGGCACACTCTCTGGACTTGTCGCCGCCAACGGCCTTAAAAGAAAGCCTGCCGATGGCAGTAGTCCCAGCACTCCCTAACATCCCTAACTCGAGACCGTACACAGGCAACTCCGACGGAGCTGCACCTGCACCTCGGCAGGGCATGGACGAATGGATCAGACAAGCAATCAAATATGGCAACGGCGCGTTCTGGAATAATGGGAGCTACGGCGTAAGAAATATGCGCGGATCCGAGAATCTGTCAGTGCATGCCACAGGGCGCGCAGTAGATCTTTCCTACCGCAAGTCAGAACAACATCCGAACGCAAGTCGCAAAGGATCAGTCGCCTTCCTAGACATCGTGACCGCCAACGCGAACGCGCTCGGCCTTGAATGCGTACTTGACTACATCGCACCATTCGGACGCGGCTGGAGATGCGACCGACAAAAGTGGCAAAAATACACCAAGGAAACTATTCACGGCGTACCGGGCGACTGGCTCCACTATGAGATCAATCCAGCGATGGCAGACTCTCCAACCCTTGTCAAACAAGCATTTCAGAGAGTGTTCGCCGAAATCCCCCAATAGCGCACACTGATCCTCTATGGTCGAAGTACCGACGATAGGAGTGAAATTATGACCGAACCAAAAGTCTTCATCTATGAAGTTGGCAGGTGCTGTCTAGAAAACGGACAAGAAGTCTTGATTCAAATCTTCCGTCATTCGGACACACACAAAATCATCCGCGCTCAAATGGCCTTCCGAACCTTGGCAGGCGACTCATGGGGCGTACCTACAGAACTGGACTTTCAACAATGAGCTATTTAACGATCAAAATCTTTGCATGGGTAACTTTGGGACTTTGTCCTTTTGTGCTCCTCTGGGACGCTTCCAAGCCGCCTGAAGGCATGTCTCCAGCCAGTGCCAAGACCGTCCTTGCGACGATCCCACTAGCCCCCCTACCTTCTACGACCTCGAGCACGACCCCGGTCACCGCTTGCGTAGGAGCTCTCAATCTTGCATTGAGTGTCGGCTGGCCTGAATGGGAAACACCGACCTTGATGCGCGTCATCAAGCGTGAATCAAATTGCACGCCTAGCGCATTCAATCCTCGAGACACCAATGGCGGCTCCTACGGTCTAATGCAGATCAACGGATTCTGGTGCACCCCTTCGACATACTGGCCTCAAGGATGGCTTCAAGCGAAAGGGATCTTAACAATGTGCGACGAATTATTTGATCCGCGCATAAACCTGATCGCAGGTCTCGCAATATGGCATAATTCTAACTGGTCACCTTGGAACCTTCCGAAGTGACCGAAGAGCCCTATCCCGAAATTGGTATTACAGAGGAGACCCGACAGATGTATCCCGAAAACTATTCCGACAAATACAACAAAGTATTCAAAGAGTTTTTAGATGACATTGTGCGTCCGAATCATGTAGCGCGTCCGATAGATCGTCTTAATGATCACGAAATACTCTTAGACGAATTGACAATTATTTACGATGCACACATGACGATCGGTGGCGAGCAGAATCGATTCAATGCAAGTGTCATTCGCGCCGCAATTAATTGCATCAGGGCTTACAGCGCATGAACGATCTCCAACTCTTCGCACCGACACGCGGACTAGGTGCATACCGTGAAGAATGTGCAATAGACCGAAACACGGTCATAATCTCACCCAGCGCAAAACCGACTTCCGCTCTTGCAGCTCTGCGCGCGTTGCCTAAGTCCGGCTCAAAGCGTCGGCGCGTCTACGAATACTTAAAGCAGACAGGCGGCGCGACCGATGAAGAAATTGAGCACGCACTCGGCATCTCTGGCAACACTGTCAGACCGACTCGAGGATCCTTGGTCAAAGACAAGTTTGTCTACGCCACAGACTTAGAGCGTCCAACAATCTCGGGCAACATGGCGATCGTTTGGAAGGCGCGCTAATGGCACACTTTGACCTCTCGCTTTATGAGACCGTTGCACAGCGTCTAGAACGCTTCTGGACTGCCTACCCACACGGACAAGTCATTACGACCATGATGCACTACGACGCTTCTACGGTGATCTTCCGATGCGAATGCTTTGACAATGACGGACGAATGATCTCGCAAGGCTGGGCAGAAGAAGTCATGGGAAACTCCCCAGTCAATAAAACATCATTCCTAGAGAACTGCGAAACATCCGCAATCGGACGCGCAATCAGTAACGGCCCACTAGGACATACAGGAGAGCGCGCATCATCTACCGAGATGGAAAAAGTGAACCGCGTGAATAGTACGCCTGCACCGGACACATTCGGCGGCGCCACACCGAAGCAGATCGGCTTTTTGAAAAGCCTTGCGCGCGGTAAAGCATGGGATGACTTCCAGCTGCTTGAGTTCATACACAAGACGCTCGGAGTAGACGATGTAGTGGTAGAGACATTGTCATCGGGACAGTGTCGAGTATTGATTGACAGGATGAAACTGTGAGCAACCCGAACGAACAATACGACCGTTTACACGATCATTGTCAAGCGATAGCGCGCGAACGCGACTGGTACAAATCAGAAGTAGATCGCCTCACTGATGAACTTGAATTAGCCCATGAAGCATTGCGTAGGCAAATGCCATGAGTCGCACAGTGTGGCTCGCATTGGCTTTAACAGTGTTATGCGCAGCTCTAATGGTTAGGTCTGATAAGAAGTAAATCCTTTACAACTGGCAAGTAGCAAGGCCGTATCACCTTCGCAAGTGACGGGGCTAATCCAAGGGAACTTGGTTAGATCGGCGCGTCCAAAACTTGCAACACGAAAAGGATTGGCAAAGCGTCGAAGCGCAGTGAGTAAAGGAATTGAATAGGGAGTCCAGTGATGGCAACGGACGGGAGGCCCTTCGGAGGTCTGTCTTGCATTACGCTTAACGATGACATACCACAAACAAACTCAACAGACTCGAGCCCGACATGCAATACACTCACAGCAACTTGAGAGCAAGCGCGACAGCGCGCGCTAGTAATCGTTAAAACCATGGCACGCCCACTCACCGAATACGACAGCAAGCGCTACAAAGCAGCACGCGCCGAACTACTCCGAGACGAACCCACATGCCATTGGTGCAAGCGCGCGAAAGCAACCGAACTAGATCATCTAGTAGAGCACGACGAAGGCGGCACGATTGATGACGGATATGTCCCAGCGTGTAAACCTTGCAACTCAAGACGCGGTGCAGAATATATAAACAAAAAAACTGCAATGCGAATACAAAATCGCAATAGCGTTCTTTTTGACAGAAAAGAAATGCC